ATCAGCATTGAACAGTTGCTCAAAGCCGGAGACTTCCCGTTTGCCGACGAGCTGTTGCAGAATATCCAAAGTCAGAAGGAGCAGCTTGCCCAGGGACAAACGCCCGACGGCCTGTCTCCCGAACTTCAGCGGCAGATACAGCAGAACATGGAACAGAACGCCAACCCCGAAGCCATGAAGATGTTACAGGAAACACTGGCGGCATAATAATTCTGTTTTGTGAAAGAAACTATCGACATTACTATCAGTAAGATACTACAGGAGAACGAGCGCAGACGCGCAATAGTGTTTGCGCCGTTCAATCCTATAACTGGTGAAGGCAGCATCGGACAGCGTGTTGCCTTTACTGTTTCTGACTATCCTATCCCCACGCAGTACCTGCCAGTGGAAATGATGGATGAGCCATTTGTCAAGTCCTTGTCAAAGGCTGGTAGTGTTGATGCTTTCATTCGCGATGCTCTGATGTTGCCTGTCACCGATGAGGCACGCGACAAGGTTGTAGAGGAGTTCATAAGGATAAGGCAAAAGCATGACTTCCCATTTTGGGCAGCAATGTTTGTCTACATCAAGCGCAAGGGTGGAGGAACAGACGTTCTTTTCAGATTGAACAGACCGCAGCGCAAGTTGATAAAGCGGCTGGAGAAAATGCGCAAGGCAGGAAAGCCCATCCGACTGATACTGCTGAAAGCAAGACAGTGGGGAGGCTCAACCGCCATTCAGATATACATGGCATGGCTCCAACTTGTTCATGAAGTTGGTCTCAACTCTCTCATCATTGCCCATCAAGGTACTGGTTCCGACGAAATCAAGGACATGTTCGACCGTATGATTAAGTCGTACCCGGTTGAAATGCTGCATGAACTTGGTGATGCTTATGCACCAAACGAGCCTAAGATTGTCGGCGTAGGTAAGTCGGGCAACATATTCAGAGTACCACAACGAAACTGCAAAATCAAAATCGGTACTGCCGAACGCCCGAACTCCTGCCGTGGTGGTGACTATAACCTTGTTCACCTTTCGGAGGTTGCTTTGTGGAAAGAGACAGACGGCAAGAAGCCGGAGGACATTGTGCGAAGTGCTTGTTCGGGTATTCTGCTACTTCCATACACTATGATCGTGTATGAGTCAACACCAAACGGCGTTGGCAACTTCTTCCACAAAGAATACTTGGCAGCGAAGAAAGGACTATCGCAATTTGAGGCGATGTTTGTTGCATGGTTTGAGATTGAGCAATATGAACTACCATTCACAGATGAAGCAGAGAAATACGCTTTTGCCAAGAAACTATTTGAGAACAGACGTAACGACGAGGTTAAGTCAGACCGTGAGGAACCAGGTACATACCTATGGAGGTTGTGGGAGAAAGGTGCAACGCTTGAAGCCATCCACTGGTATGTGTCCGAGCGTAGCAAGTACACCAATCATGGCGACATGGCATCGGAGTACCCATCTGACGACATCGAGGCATTTACCTATTCGGGACGCAAGGTTTTCAGCAGTGAGGACGTGGAGCAGTTCAGACCTGCTTGTCGCGCCCCTCGCTGGATCGGTGAAATATACGGAAGTGCCGATGAGGGAGAGAAAGCCATTGAGGGACTTCGTTTCAAGAAAGAGGCAGACGGACGGCTGTTCATGTGGCATGATGTTGAGAGAAGCGACATCGAAGAAGTAACAGACAGATATTTAGTAGTAGTTGATGTATGCAAAGGACACACCAAGAATGCCGACTTTGCAGACATACTTGTTATAGACCGCCTGTTTATGATGGACGGCGAGCCTCCTGTTGTCGCCGCAGAATGGCACGGACACATCGACATGGATAAACTGGCATGGAAAGCCGCGCAGGTAGCCGCCTACTATAACAATGCCCTACTGGTGATAGAAAGCAATACACTTGAAACCAACAACACCAAGGGCGAGGCAGAGTATATCTTGACGCTCATACACGAGGTTTACGGCAGACAACTCTACGCACGCAAGCAGAGTGCGGAAGACATCAGGCAAGGACTGCCCAAGAAGTACGGCTACCACACCAACCCATTGACGAAGAAAGTAGTGATTTATAATTTGAAAGTTGTGATAAGGGAACGCCTGTATGTTGAGAGAGAAGAAGCGTGCCTTGACGAATATCTTACCTACGTTGAGACTGAAAACAATGTGTTTGAGGCTATGGAGGGTTATCACGACGACCGCCTAATGACACGCGCAATAGGTATGCAAGTATGTTATCATGAAATGGATTTGCCTCGTATAGTAAAGAAAAACAACAATATCAATGCTGGTCTTGTTCAAGTTCCTGTGTCGGCAGCGACCATCGGTTAATAACGTCGGTTTTGTTTTTCATAGAACCCCTTTTTTATCTTGTATATTGTTTCCATCGCACTTCGCGGTGTCATATAGAATTTAGGAGCAGGAGAATTGACGGCTTTCAGTACCAGTTCAAACATCGACGCATCGGGAAATTGCTTTTGGGAATCCAGCACGCGTTTGTATATCTCTTGAAACATTTCTCGTTTTGTCGGTCGCATTGCATCGAGTACAGGTTTGCCCTTGATGAGCGCAGCCACCACTACCGTTGCTCTCTCCTCAGAGACCCAAAAGCGAGAGCAAGGCATGTTCACCACTTCTTCCGCAATTTCCGTGATGTCTATGAACGTCCTTTTGTTGATTGCTTCGCGGAACGCCCTCATCAGTTCGTCATTTCGTTCATCTGTGAACTCAAGGATGCAACCGAGATACTTCATAAGCGCGAGTAAAGTAATTTCGCATGCAAAGATACAAAAGATTTCTGACACAGTGACACAAAAGATAACATTTTAATTTTAATTAACTTTCGTACATTTGCCGCAAGAAAATTCAGAAAATTTCATAAAATTCAACATCATGGCTGAAAATCAGACACCTACGGTCGAAAAGACCAAAAGAGACCAATTCGGCGAACGCCTCAAAAAGAAATACCCCGACCGCCAATTTGCGGACGATGAGGCATTATTCGGCCAGATTGACGAAGATTATGCCGACTACGACAACCAACTCAACCAGTACAAGGAGCGCGAAGGGAAGTTGACAGACCTCTTTGCCAAAGACCCCCGGTCAGCACAGTTCATCACCGACATGGCACAGGGCAAAGACCCCTGGATTGCCGTCATTGAGCGTCTCGGTATCGACGGCATCAACGACATCATGAACGACCCCAGCAAGAAAAACGAATTTGCAGAGGCCAACAAGAAGTACGTTGAGCGCATAGCAAAGGAAAAGGCTTTCAAGGAAGAGTACGACAAGAACCTTGCCGAGAGTATTCAGACCATCGACCGGGTTCAGCAGGAACGTCAGCTGGGCGAAGAGACGGTCAATGCAGCAGTAGAGTTTATCCGTCGCATTTCGGAAGAAGCTATTGCCGGCAAGATTACAGCAGAGACCTTAGACATGGCACTGAACGCAGTGAACCATGATGCGGACGTAGCCAATGCACGCACAGAGGGTACGGTAGCAGGCCGCAATGCCAAGATTGATGAGCAGCTTCGCAAGCCTCAGGCCGGAGACGGCCAGCCCAATCTCGCAGGCAGCAACAACACCCCTGCAAGAAGCAACCGGGAGCGCAGTATGTTTGACCTGGCGGACGAGGCTCGGACATGAAAGAGAACGTTCAAGTGATAGATGCCACCCCTATGCAGCCAGTAAAAGGCAGCGCGGGTCTGAATACCCAAATGCCAGGACAGATTACCTCGGTGAGCAATGTCGCTTCGGCAACAGGAGGTATCGGACGAGGCAGAATCATCGAACAAGACACAAAGTAATTTCTTTTTTTTAACAAATATTTTTTTACCCCAAATTTACAAAGCAATGGCAGAAAATGTAAATGTTAGTGCGGGTGGAGCAATCCCCACCACGCCCGGCAGTGTCGGATTGCAGACACAGGTTCCCGGTCAGAGTTCCACCGTGAGTGGCCTTGCTGACGCAAGCGGTGGCATCGCGCCCGGTAATCTTGTCGAGACAGACATTGACGAACAGTTGTTCCGTTTCCAAAGTGAGGACACCGCTCTGATGTCGCTCATGCTGAAAGCGAAGAAAGTCAAAGTTAATTCTCCCGAAGTGGAGCATTACATGATTGACGAGCAGCGTGCTACCCTCACTGTGAGCACCGCTGTGCAGGCAGGCAATGCCAACTCGTTCATTCTCCCCCTTGACACGAACGACCAGCAGATTCCCCGTGACTACCACACCCTTTTGCTGTGTGGCGTGAGCGGTTATTCGGCTGACGGACAGACCGCCACCCCCGGCAAAGACCTCATGGTATTTGTCACCGGACGCGATACCGCCACCGGCAATCCTGTTGTGCGTGCTGTCAACGGCCCCCGTTCCAGTGCGACAGCACAGTGCAGTACCCCAAATGTTCCCGCAGGTACAAAAGTCAAACTCCTCGGCAACGCCCTGTATGAGACGCAGAAGGAGGTTGATCCCGACCTCATCATTCCACAGCCCAATATCGTTTTCCTGCAGAAGCGAGGCATGAACCAGGTAGTCTCTGACTACTTTGAGGCACAGAAGAAGCACATCAACTTCACGCAGGCCATGATTGCAGAGCAGGCCATTCTCAACTTTAAGCGTGCAGGCAACCGCACCTTGTGGGCTGGACAGAAGGGCAAACTGACTGTGAACGTGCCCAAGCTCGGCCAGCAGTTCGTTTACTTCACCGAGGGTATCCGCTGGCAGTTCAAGCGTGAGCTGCAGCACACGGGCAAGTGGTCGATTGAGAAGCTTATCGCACTCGCCAAGCTGTTCTTCACCGGCGAGGACGTGCCCAAGACCGCACTCATGCTTGCAGGCAAGAATCTGCTTGAGGAGATTCAGTGCATCGACTTCTCGAAGCATCCCGAGATTCAGATTTTATCGGCACAGAACCCCATCGGCTGGAGCGTCACCCGCATCCACACCGTATTCGGCGACATCGACATCAAGCGTGAGCCCACCCTTGATACCCTCGGCTGGTCGAACAGCGGTGCATTGCTCGGCGAAGACCGCCTCGTTCACTACTCTTACTCGACGCAGCATGAGTTCTCCGATCGCGTTGAAGGAGAAGAGGCAACGCGCAAGGGCATGGTTGTATGGGATGCCCTCGCTCTCAAAGGCTCCTGCCACATATGGATTGACGGCGAAGGCGAGACCAACGGCTCTTCCGAGACGTTCACCATCTGGGAAAGCGCGACGGCTCCCACGGCAGCAGATGTCACTGACGGCATGATTGTTTACTTCACCGTTGACTGCACGCTTGACGCAAGTCACACTGCACAGAACGGCACAATGTGGAAGGTCACCAAGTCAACTTCGGGCGGCACTACGACACTCACCTGGGCTGAGTACACCGGCGTTGTGACGGCAGGCGAATAAACTGACGTTTTTACTGTTTTTTATAAATTATGTGGCGGATGGCTGAACGCCATTCGCCACATTTCTTAATAAGCAAAAGCAAACTATGATTCGTAAGACATACGGAGTGTCCGGTCTGATGGACTGGACAACGCAAATCAAGGTAGGCAAAGCAGCCATTTCGTTTCACTTTACCGGCGGAGCGTTAACCGCGTATGGAGTTACGCCGGCACAATACTCAACAGCCAATCCAATCTATCAGAATGTGATAGAGGGCAGCGAGTATTACAAGAACGGCCGCATTAAACTTCTCGGCCAAATGGAGGTGGCAGACGATGCCGCAGCCATTGCGCGAAAGTCGCGTGCGCCTAAGGTGGAACAGCCCAAACCGGCCGAGACTGCCAATACCGGAGGGTCCTCAGCAGAGAACATCGTTGAAGGAGGTTCGGAAGAAGGTGCCGAATCGGACGGAGCTGTAAACACCACCTTGCTGGTGGAGGTGGCAGACAAGCCGGCAGCTATCGAGTATCTGAAAGAGAACTTCGCCGACAAGAACTATACCGCCACGAAGCTTCGCACAGAAACCGCTTTCCAGCAGGCCTGCAAAGAATGCGGTGTGTCTTTCGAGTTCTCAGCCTAACCGCCCATAACGCATGTATTTCAAACTGACAAAGATAACGGAGGACGTACGCATCTGTCTTGATGAGAACAGGTCGGGGTCGGCACTCATTACGAGCGGCGACATCGACACACTCACCCTTGACGAGATTATCCAGTCGAAGATACTTGAGGCCGTCCAACGCGTGCACCTTAAAGCTCCCAGCTTCTTTTTGGAGGTTGGGCATAATTTCGGTGACGCTTTATATTGGGAGCCCGACAAGAATTGCGGCTGGGTACCATTGCCGCAAGACTTCCTGCGTCTTGTTGTGTTTGAAATGAGCGACTGGGAGCGGGCAGTTTACCAGGCAATCAGTACAGACGACCCTGAATATGCGAAGCAGCGCAGCCGGTACAAAGGAATCCGAGGGAACCCGCAGCGGCCGGTATGTGCTATCGCCATACGCGAGTCGGCAGGCATTGTTGGGAAAGCACTTGAATTCTATTCGTGCAAGACCACAACGGCCACTGTCAAAAGAGCCGTCTATATTCCCTTCCCTACGGTTGAGAACGGCGAGGTGGATTTGAGCCAACGCTGTTACACGGCGATTATATATACAGCGGCCGCGCTGACATTACTGACACTCGGAGATAAAGACAAAGCATCCGCACTGGATGGTATCGCAGACTCACTGTTGCAATGAATCCAATAGACATTACGCATATAGACGGAGACCTTGCCGTTGGCAGACACGTGTCAATGGGCGGCGATCTGAACGTGGCCGGTGATGTAGCCATCGGTCATAATCTACGCGTAGGAGGAGTAATTGACGCAGATAATTTAAGAGGAGCGAACAAGGGTATATTCCTCACGGTTGAAGAGCTGGAGGAAACATACCCGAATCCGACAAACGGATGGTATGCCGGTGTCGGTACAACGTCCCCGTTTGACGCCTACATCGGCAAAGACGGAGCATGGGTTGCAACCGGCGGCACAATCTACGGCGAGAACGAAGGCGGTGGCGGTATCATTGACGATGACTACGACTTTATTGCCAATGTCGTAAAGACAGAGGGCAACAAGTATTATCTTCGCAAGGACAAACCCGATACAGCGGCCGGGAAGGAGACATTCAACGGAGGCATAGCTGTCAACGGCAAAAGCGAACTCAACGGAGACACAAGCATTGAGGGAAACGCGACTGTCAGCAAAGACACAGCACTTCGCGGAGCGTTGTCCGTAGGAGGCAGGAGCAATTTACGCACCACCTACTTCGGAGACTATCAACCCGGTCTTATTGCCGGAGCATCAAGCGGAGCCCTGATAAACGAGTCGGGCGATGCCAAGTTCAAGAGTGTCAGTATCTCGGAGTTCCTGGAGGTCCCGGAGCTTCGCTACAACAGAGCCCTTGTAACCATCGGTATCGGCCTGCGCTCAGAAGGCGGCGGCATCATCGAGACGGTAACCCCTACGGTTATCGGCGGAGTGCGTCAGCTTACGGGCACGGCAACGCTGAAACTGGAGGACGGCGAGTATGGTGCAATCATGCCCGGTGATCTGCTGTTGGGCTTTTGGCATAACGAGGACGGAGGCAATGCCGACGAGACCACAGACAGCCGCAACGGAGACTATACGCTTGCCGGCTTCACGGCGGTGTATTTTGAGGTGGTACAGGTATTCGGTTCCAATAGCGGCACCTTTACCTATTATTTACGTTCGGCCACAGACAGCCAATGGACATCCACGGCACATCCTTTCGCAGGCATGCACTTTGCGAGCATCGGCCACAGATACAGCAGCCACCCCACAAGGCAGCAGCTTGTAGTTGAGACAACGACCTACTCTCTCCGGCTGACCGGACTGAACGACTGGAATTATACGTCCTCGAACATCTATGAGATACACGGTCTGCTGGACGGTTTTTCCATGCAGCAAGTCGGAGATGACGGCGAAATATACACCAAAGAATTCACGGGCTACGGCCAGGTATTGGGCAATGCTTATGTATTCGGAACCATTGAGCGTTTCGAGCGGGCAAAACCAAGAATGGAAATAGATACCGGAGGAGAGGTGTTTCTTGATTTCGGCGAAAGTCTGACAGCAACCTGCACCGTTTACAGAGGATGGGAAGATGTGACGTCACAAGTGAAACGATGGCTTGTATCGCGAGACAGCGGAGACCCTGCCGACGATGCCGCATGGCTGTTGCGGAGCAAGGTTAAGAACTTCGCCGGGCAAATAGAGTTGTTCAGCAACAAAGACCCGAACATAGATGATTTAGGAAGTATTGACAATCACACCACAGAATTCACATTCACGGCCTATTTAGACAATTCGGTTGCTTCGTTAAAATTAGTAATATAAACGATGGAAAGTCAAAGAAAAAGAATACGCAGATACTATAAGCCACTGACCACAATGGCGAACCTTGTGTGCTCCACGCCACTTTCGCCTGTGACGCAGGTTTATAACTCCGACATTCGCCAATATGAGCCAGACAGGCCACTTTCACCGACAGTCGTTCATCCGAACGTTGTAGCCAACGCCTCGGACGGAAGCTGGCGCACGCCTCAGGCCAATGCCCTCCTTGCTAACATGAAGTGGTTTGTCAATGGTGTTGACATCACCACGCTGTCAGAGTGGAGCGGTCTTTATGAGATAGACCTTGTCGGCTCGACACGCGGCGACATAACCATAAGGAAGAACCTGGAACCGGGCTCTTATCTTGAGCTGTCCTTTGAAGCCGACATTGCTGATACACGCCTGGGCGTAAATGTTCACGTCAAATGCGACCCCATCGTTCTCTCAACAGTTGACAAGAGCGATGATGATTACAGCATGGCATTGGGAGACGATCAGATCATCGTGTACGACCCATTCAAAGATAAGCTGCATGTCTATGAGTATAAGACCTCACACGGCCTTGCTACTGCATCTGCTGCAGAATTGGCAGCTTCGACAGACGAAAACAGCTATCTACGCACCATCCCTGTTCACTTGTATAAGGGAGCCGCCGCTGTTCTGCCGGCTAATTTTACGGTGAAACTATATCAAATCACAGGAATAACCGGAGGCACGGCACAGCTCAGCGAGCTCACGACAACAAACGCGGACGAGGTGGAGGCTGTCACATCATCGGAAGTGTCTATTGATTTGCGTCTCGTAGAAAAGAAAGATTATCTCCTACGTGCTTTCGTGAATAACGCAGTGGTAGCGGAGAAGCAGTTTTCTGTGAATCGCGCCTATCCGAAGTTCACCATCCGACCGACCAACGGAACGGGAATAAACCCGGGCGACACCGAACGGTATGACGTGGCCATGGTTGATTGCGACGGAACCACGGTTGACTGTCCAGAATGCATTATCAAGATAATATGGAAAACCGACACGGCGGCATATACTGATGTGACACAGGGAGAGGGAGGCGACATAGTATTCCAACTCTCGAATACCGGCATCGGGAACACTTATCTTGACGATTGGCTCGATGTCTATTGCGAGGGCACCCAAAAGGAAAGTCATTCGGTGGCTATAAACGAAGACGGAGCCGAGCTGACAGATGAAAACGGTGACACTTTAATTTTCAACTGAAATGAGATACATTATTGCGAACAAGAACCAAGCCGTTACGTACGGCTTCCCCATACACGGGCACAGGGTGAACGGCAATCTAATTCTGCTAAACGAGAAAGAGGTGGCATGCAGTCACGCTCTTTCATCGGCCAAAACTCTGGGGGACAAGTGCAAGCTTCTCGCTGGTACGATTTATACACATCAAGGGGTTATTAACGAATTAGAACAAGGAGGCTGGAACAATGGATAATTACAGCGCACAAGGTAGTATTACTATCAAGAGACTTCGTCACGGGGACTCGCTCTTCATTACATTACAGACAAACAACAAACCGCTATACCAGGGCGTTGATCCTGAGAGCGGTGCTGTTCGTCCCGATTGGACGCAGGCTGCAAACCAGCCCGTCATAACGCCGGTTGCAAACACGATAAGGGGTAATACCGTCACCCTAAGCCAACACACCTGGTATTACAACAGCAACAGCGTTCCCCTGTCATTCACGGGCGCGACATCAGGTGACTGGGTAACGGACAGCTCCGGCAAGTTCCAGCTCAACATAACGAACGGAGCGCTCAAGATTATCGCCAACCTTGCGTCTCTCGACAATATTTCGAATGACTCTCTGATGTACAAAGCAGTGGCAACCGTCGGCGGAGTAGAGTACGACATTGAGAAGAGTACTGATATTCTTATTCAGATCGTCGGTGCATCCTCTTATGCCGGATTCATAATCGCCTCAACGGAGCAGTTGACATCTACTGTTGAGACCGCGACACTCACGACGCAGCTTCAACTGTCGGCAGAACCCATCACTGACTATCATGTCAAGTGGTACAAAGACAATACCGAATGGAGCGCGAAGGCCGGACAGAAGGTAATCACGGTTGGCCGCGATGATGTGGACGGCACGCAGCTCTTCATAGCGGAGTTCTATAAGAAATCGACAGATACAGACCATGTGTACAGGGCAGGCATCCGCATCATTGATACACGTGATGGTTTCCAGGTTATCTGTTATATCTCCAGTGCGAACAAGGAGGTGGATACAGGTTCGCCGGTGACGGTAGCGGCCAAGATCGTCAATCAGAGAACGAATGCCGTGGTAACGCCTTCAACCCCGGCATGGCGCATGGACGTTATGAAGAAATCGGACTGGTCAGTTCTGAAAACGGCAAATGCCAACACCATACAGGTTACAACCGCCGAAACGGATACGGACGGCACGGAAAACGACGTAGAGGTGACAGCAGAGTGCACGTGGTCTGAATAATAATATTGATAACTCAAATTCAATAGCAATGGGAAAAAAGAATTTAGGAACAGCAACAGTTGCCACCTCCATGCAGCTTGGCAACTCGGTAATCATTGAGGTTGGCGGCTCAATCCGCAGGATAACACTTGCCAAACTCATTGACGCTATCAATGCCGGCGACACGGAGCTTCTGCACTCCGTAGCATGGGGCGTTCCCCTGAAGCAAACGCAGTCAAGCCCGGCATGGGGACGAGTAGGCAACCTCAATCTATGGGAAGAGTACAAAGCTCAATCCGGACGCTACCTTGTGACAAACGCCGGAGTCGCAGCCAAACTCTCCCCAGTCAACAGTGCTCTTTATGCGGACGGAACGACGGTGGATGAGACGGATGGTCATATTATGGCAATCTACCCAGACCTGTATTACACCGTAAAGACCGATGCGACGACAAACGTGCCTTATCTGTGGATGAGCATGATTCCTATCGGCGGCCATGTCATCAAACGTCCCTGCATTGCAGCCTACAAAGGCTCAATGAGCGGAAGTGCCCTTGTGTCGCGTTCCGGCGTAGCAC